AGATGTTATTCCCAGCTCTGAGAGTGTAACCTTCAAATCGTCTGCTGTAACTTTTTCGCTTTTCATAACTTAATTTTTTGTTGTTATTTATCAAACCAGCTTCCTGAGTATTTCCATTCCCACTGGTTACAAACAAAATCTTTTCCTTCTTTTGGATTGTTGCAACTTCCATGTTGAGAACAATCCATACACGAATGCCCTATCATAATTTTGATACTAAGTAATCTATCTCCTTTTCTGTAAGTTCTATATTATTCTTGTGCTTGAACATGATGATAGCATCAATTCCGACCTCGCCTTCAACCAACTGGTAGATGGCATCCTCATCAAATCCCTTGTCGAGAACCTTGATAAGCTCCATTCCCAAATCATGGATTTTCTTCTGAAACTCCTTTTTGAGGTCTGCGTTGATTCGCTCTAAAGCTTCTGCTTTCTGAATAAATCCGCATCCACCCTCAATGGCGAAGTCGTTACTGATGTTCTGACACATCTGATCAATGTCCTTGCTTCCGAAGAACTGAGCGAAATAAGTGTCACCCTTTAAGGACTGTAGAATATCGATTTCTTCTTGCTTTGTCATAACTAATCCTCCTTTCTTAATTTATCAAACTCTTCACGCAATTCAATAAGTTTGTTAGTGAAATAAACCATAGTTTCTTTCAGGAGTGAAAGCATATCTTTGTGGTTGAGTATATCGCCAATCGCTGTGTAGTACTTAAGATTGTCGTTTGCCTCAATAAGGTCAAATCCTCCACAGCTTGCCACATTGGTGTTGAAAGACTCTTCCTGGAAGTTGCCATCTTTTTTCTGGTAACGAATTTCCAGGCTTCTGTCTCTTTCGACTCCTTTTAAATTCAAACGAACGTTAAGTGAATTAAAACCTAAGTCGACATATTCTACTTCCCAATCATGACAAACTGAAATTACGTTAATAATCTTAATCTTGGCTGACTCAAGTGTATTCTTGACGTTCTTTCTAACCTCTGCCTTCTTTGTTTCAACTGAATTGTTCATAATCTTTATAATTTTAATTGGTTCAACTTGTAAGGTAGGCTCTGAATAGTCAAAAGTACTACCTTTATCTATATGCAAAGGTACGAAAATTTTCTGATATATGCAAATATACTAATGATTATTTTAGTTAAAAATACTAAAACCATTAAATATATGCGAATATATCCGTAATTTTGCTAAATCAAAACTTCGAAGATTATGATAGATTTTAATGAACTTTTTAAAAGAAATGACGTTGGCAGCATCATAGGAGAGCTGAAACAACGCGTGCTGGATATTCCACTTTGGAGTACCCTATTGTCTGAGTATGAGCCTATGCTCCATGAAATCGTAAGCGACCACGTGGGCAGACAGGACAGAACGCTTGACGACGGAATGGTAGAAAAGGCAGCTAGATTGCCTATCGGATTGGAGAAGCTTCTTACACGAAGAATCTCTGAGTTCACAATGGCTATACCGGTCAAGCGTGTATATACGTATGATCAGAAAGACGAGGAACTGAAGACGATTGTACGTGCCATCGAGAAAATCTACACCTGTGCACACATTGATGCCGTGAACATGCACAGAGCAAAGTGCTATTACGCCTCTTGTCAGATGTTCACACTTTGGTACACGCAGAAGAAGCCCAACAAGCTCTACGGCTTCGACAGTCAGTACAAACTGAAATGCAAGACATTCTCTCCAATGGACGGAGTTGACATCTATCCTTATTTTGATGAGTATGACGATTTGCTTGCTCTGTCATTCGAGTATAAGCGTAAGGTTACTGACACAGAGCACACCTTCTTCGAGACCTATACCGCAGACCATCATTACAAATGGGACCTGTCTTCAGACGATGAAGAGTCAGGATGGAATCTGGTGGATGAAAATGAGATTTCTATCGACAAGATTCCTGCCGTGTTCTGGTACCGTCACAAGCCATGCTGGGAAGGATTGAAACCTATACGTGAGAATATCGAGTACACCATTTCCCGAAACAGCGATGTTGTGGCATACAATTCCGCTCCTGTCTTGAAGATTGCCGGTGCCATCGTTGGAATGGAGCGAAAGGGAGAGAGCAAGAGAGTGTATAGAGTCAGCGAAGATGGCGATGTTAGCTACGTGTCTTGGCAGCAGGCTATCGAGGCTCTTAAGTATCACGTTGACACTCTCGTAAAGCTTTTCTTCATGCAGTCCCAGATGCCGGACATCAGTTTCGAGAATTTGAAGAGTCTTGGCAATATCGGCTATGATTCAAGAAAGACACTCCTCATGGATGCCCATCTTAAGATAGGAGAGGAGACGGGTGCCTGGATTGAAGGCTTCGAGAGAGAGGCCAACGTCATAAAGGCTTTCCTTGCCAAGATGAATACGAAATGGGAGGCTAGAATGGATGAGATTACGGTAGAGCACATCATCACTCCATTCATCCAAGAGGACGAGATGACCCAAATTGAAAAGTGGATGAAGGGCAACGGAAACAAGCCAATCATCAGCCAGAAAGAGTCAATCAAACGTGCTGGCATTTCCGACGACCCAGACGCTACTTACCAAGAGATTCGCGAAGAGGACGAAGCCGAGGCGACCAGAACAGCTGCTTCAATGCCTAACTTATTCTCGGAGGAGTAGTCATGAGAAAAAAGAAAGAAGATAAGAAACGGCACTTCTGCCGTGAATGTGCTCATGCTACTGATTTTCATAGTATGAACCTTAAAGGTCAGCCTATCCTAGCCAAATGCCCATATCAAGAATGGAGCGTTCTTCTCAACTGGGATTGCTGCAAACACTTTAAAATGAAATTGTATGAAAAAGCCAAAACTGCCTAATCAGAAAAAGGCATATAAAGACCTTGGCAAGAGACTGAATACTTATACCCGGAAAATCATTTCCATCTATGAGACTCTTGCCAAGGAGTCCGCTAAAATCGCCACCTCCACCGACTTCGATGGGGATGGCGAGTTCTCTTTTGATGATTACCCTAGAACAGAAAAGAAGGTGAATGCCTTGATGGATTACTATTCAAACAATATGCAGGCATTGGTCTATAATGGCATATCGGACGAATGGAAGAACAGTAACACGCTGCAGGACCTACTTGCCAAGAGGGTAATCGGCACCTTTACCAGGAAGATAGCAGACGCAAAGCAGAAAGCTTACTTTGAGCACAACAACGCGGCAAAGAAGGCTTTCATAGAGAGAAAGATAAAAGGCCTCGGTCTTTCAGAAAGAATATGGAACCAGAGAGCTGATGTAAAGGAGGCTCTGGAGAAAGCTCTATCTGTCGGCATAGAGAAGGGTATGAGTGCTGTTAAACTCAGTAAGAAGGTCAGTAAGTACCTTAATGATTATCCATCACTTGCCAAAGACTATAAGAAGAAATACGGCAAAGCCATCACAATTCAGAACTGTGAGTACAGAAGCGTGCGCCTGGCACGTAACGAGATAAACATGGCCTACCGTTCTGCCGAGCAGGAAAGGTGGGCTAGGATGGACTACATTAAAGGCAAGGAAATAAAGACTACCAACAACCCAAGTCATAAGCACGATATGTGTGATTTGCTTGCAGGTGTCTATCCAAGTGATTTCTATTGGACCGGATGGCACGTGAATTGCATGTGCTATGCTATCCCTGTGATCATGAGTGAGGAAGAGTTTTGGGCGAAAAAAAAAAATGATAAACAGATTGATGTTCCACATAATTTTAAGGCTTGGGTAGATGACAATAAACAAAAGATAGCAGAGAACAAACCTGTTTTCTACTCTAAAAACAAGAAATATTTTAATGAAAAGGTAGAAGAAGAAAAACTGATGCCTGGAAACAATAAACAACAAAAAAGCGAATATGAGAGAATGGATAAAAAAGAGGCCGTTGATGAAATCATGAAACAAACAGGGGCCTCGGCGGAAAAAGCAGACTTCATGTATGAAAGCATCAGAGACTTCTCGTTCGGAGCGTACCAAGATATGAGAACCGTTCAAATGGGAGGTACTGACGTCTGGGATTTGCGGCACAGCGTAAAAGAATGGAAGGAGAGGGTCGATGCTTGTGAGGAGTTCATCACTAAGTCCCCTAAATGGAATGGCGGAACAACGTATCGAGGAATGCATGCCTCTGAAGGCTACTTAGATGAATTGTATGAAAAGAGCAAAAATGGTACTACTTTAAATATGAATGGAATTTCTAGTTGGAGTACAAGCAAGGCTGTGGCCGAGGGATATACTTTCCCTAATCCTAAAACTCCTTTGCGGATTATCTTCGAAACTGATGATGCCCAACTGGGAACAAGTATTGCTCATATTTCTATTCATCCAAACGAAAGGGAAATCTTATGTTCTAAAGATAATGAATATTTTGTAAGTGAAATAGTCAAGTGGAAAAATAATTTGGAACAAGATTTTTATATAGTGAAACTAAAGAATAAAATGAAACTTTCTAAATAATAAAGAAGGATTGGGTATTCCATATGGTGGATAGTCCAATCCTTTTCTTTCTCCCTTACCGCTGCAAAGGTAATATTTTTATTTTGGAAAAACCTAATCTTTTAACCAAATTATGAATTTAATTCTCTACAAATCAACTGGTTATAAGCTATCTATATGTTTCTTGGCTTCAGCTAATCCAACGCCCTTCTCATCCATATATAACTTAACAGCTTGAATAACTTTTTTCGATTGTACCATCTCTCTCAGCACAGAGTCCAAATCGTCCTCTCGTGGCTGCTCGAAATTGATTTCTGTTGGCTGAACGTTACCACCGCATCTATCAACCTCATCAATGATTACGTTTACGATATCTGCAATTTCCTGTGCAATTTTAAGTCCATTCCTATAGATATAGCCTTCAGTTCCGTTATTCTTGATAGGCTTTCCTTCTACAGTCATGTTTCTTGCGTTGAAAGTGTTTATGAGTAATGAAGGAGAATTTACATCTCTAAGCAAAATTTTAACTTGAACCAGAGATACAACAGAAGCTTGCTTGCTTCCACCAGATAAGCCTCCGACTATAGCTCCTGCACTTCCAGCAACAGCTCCACCGACGATGGCTCCACCAATAGTGCGAATTGTTGATTTCTGATGAATCGTCTTTCCATTATCTATCACCTCTACCTTAATAATGTCATTATAAGAAATTGTCTTTTGTGTGATATGATTTGAATAGAAAATCTTCTTTCTATTATTATCGATCATAAAGACAAATTGATTGTTTATACCAATGACTTTCTTTGTAGGTGTAAAATCTGATACCGAATTGATTATTTCTTCAAGTTCCTTCCCTTGATTTTTTGTTTGGTTGCTCTTCCAACATACTTGAATGATTGCTGCGACAAATATAAGTATGACAAAAGAGATAAATATTCCCATATGATGCGCCCGTCATGCCGGTAGCTAAGCTTTAGTTAATAATCCGTCTATCAGATTAATAACGCATCATATGGTACTTTATTGTGTTGAACCAAAAAAAATCAGATTATTTTTTTGAGTGCCTTTTCTCGCCCTGCATTCAGCAAGCGGTACTCGTTGAAGTCTTTGTAATGTTCGACCTTTCCATAGAGCTTCGGGTGGTCCATCATCTTGTCAATCATTTCATTGGAAAACTCATGATATCCGAACTCATGGTCTCCCTGGACGGAACCCATTCCCTGGCTTCTCGACGGCTTGTAATTATAGGTAAAATTGATGCCTCCCTCATAGGAGTATCTAGCAAGGCTATACGACAGGAACTTACCATCCTTTCTTAAAATGTACCCATACGTCTGTGTTAAGCTGATGACGCGATAGCCAAGCTTCTTGATTTTCTCCAGATTATCTTTCATACGCATCATGCTGATGTCCTCTGAAAAGCGCACATTTATTACATTGAACTCGCTGTGTGAATTGATGTGCAAATCGAGCTTGTGGATATCCCAATCATCCGGGTATATGAATTTTACCAATCTCTGCAGCCCTCTCTTATAGTTAATGAGAACCGCAAGAGTTTACTTTGGCTTGTAATTTCTCTTAATCTTAACCTTTACTTCCATAGTTATTTGTTCTTATATTTATAGTTTGGGCAGCTTCTCTTGTTTCCCATCACAAGCAGTACCGGGAACAGCAGACCGTGCCTGCAACCATTTCCGTGCTCGTCAGCAGCTTCGCAAGAGAAGCAGCCGTAATACTCGTTAATATTTAATGCTGCCATTACTCGTAATCCCTAATGTTCAACAATACTGGAAATCTCGGCACTCCAGCGTCAGAATACCCTTGATGCTGAACAGTCGCCGCCATACCTATCAACTCGTCCTTATCGGCTAAATATTGGGCTCTGAGTGACCTTGAACCTACCGGGCGGGCACAGAACTCGTACTCTCCACACTTCAGTTTGAATATCGCGGTACCTGCATCATTGCCCTCTGCTTCCAAAACATCGACCACCTTGAACTCCGTCGTGTCGAACGATTTCAGCTTCATAAGGTCATTGCTTCTGCCCTCGGTATAGGTTCCATCTGCATTTCTGATAATGGCACCCTCGTAACCGGTGGAAACGAATATCTTGTGCCATCGCTTGATGTCCTTCTCTGAATGGGCAACGAAAGTCTGCGTAAGGTACACCGGTCCGTTTGGATCAATGGAAGCAAACTCCTCCTGCAGAACTTTCCATCTGGCAGAAAAGCTTCCCGGAATCTGTGCATCGTAGATAACCATACGTAGCTTGTCGGTCATAGCAGAACGGCACTTGACGGCAGAACATATCTGCTGGAAGGTCAATTCCTGGTGGTTGTATATCTCCCCATCCAAAGGAAGCATACCGCAGTGTTTCTCTCCCCAAGTCTTAATCTGAGGAACATCATATTCCTTGCCGCCTCTCGATGTGAGGTGAACCTCGCCGTCTTTTCCTTCATGAAGGACGCAGCGAACTCCGTCATACTTAGGCTGGACGAAGCAAGGAAATTTCGTCTGTGACGGATAATATCTTGTTGCAAGCATTGGTTTCATACGCTACTTAATATCTGAGGTTATTTTAATTCTCAATGGAGTACCATTCACTCTGTGCGTGACGAAAGACTCCAGGTCCGTATAGAAGTTACTATAGCACTCTACACTAGAGCTTTCTACTTCAATGGTGATAATCTTTTTCATAGCCATTTCCCGTATCTTCTATGAATCTCATCGTAAATGTATGCACCACTCGTGTTCGGAGCACTGAACATTAAGATGATGTCGTTATCTACCTTAATCTGATTTGTCCTGACAACCTTGTCGTTCTTGACATGGTCGCAATAGACCGTGTTGCAGGAGTGATATAGGCGCATTGTGCGCCCATATCTGTCAGTTCCTATATTCTCTTTGTACATGGTTAGTCCTCCAAATTTACTCCAAAGGCGGCACATACAACATCCTTGATGTCGTCCGTCCATCCACAAATTCCGTAATACTCCAGCCAATGGTCCATCAGCTCTGTGTTTGTCATATTGGCTACTTGTTGCTCACTATACCCAGCATCTTCTACAAGAAACAACATCAATTCATTCTTATCCATATTATTTGATTTTATTAATGTCACAAACTAATACATTACCTACTATTACGTCTCTGATACCTGCAATATTCACAAGCATCGTGGCGTTCTCGTTCTGAGGAAGATCGTAAACCTTGCCTTCCTCATTAACTACCATCACCTGCGACTTGCTGAGTCGGACCAACTCGATGTGTCCACCAACAAATCCTCTCAACTCCTCCAATGAGAAATCCGTTCCGTTGGATGGCTCCACATTCTTCTGGACGCCATCCGTGAATATTACTGTTGACAACATAGGCTAATCATTCTCTTTGCATTGTTAATAGAATAGGTCTGTGTCTGACCGTCGATATAGACGTATCTCTGACCGAACATATCCTCAAAAACCTGGATAATGTGCTTCTTGTATTTGAGAAGCTTTGTTTCAAAAAGACCACTCATAGCAGTTCCTCCCCTATATTAAGCGATGGTGGTCTCGTACAACTTCTTGGTTGCCTCGAACTCCTCTTCTCCCTGGAACAATCCGCAATCTGCACTCTCGAAGCCCCAGTCCTCTGCATCTCCATCAAAGATGCCATATGCTGAAACTCGGAACAATGTAGGAGCAACTGAAGCTATCTTGATTGCCATCTTTTCAGATGCTATTCTCATAAGCTCTGAAATCTCATCAACTGTCATTGCCTCAAAGCGAGCGTAAACTAAATTCTTCATAATCTTTATAATTTTAATTGGTTCAACTTGTAAGGTAGGCTCTGAATAGTCAAAACTACTACCTTTTATCTATATGCAAAGGTACGAAAATTTTCTGATATATGCAAATATATCAAAGATTATTTTAGTTAAAAATACTAAATTATAATACGCTGGTAATCAAATAGTTAAGGCGCTTACTCTCACGAGCAAACGCCTAGTTAACATAATGAAAAAGAAAATTACAAGAAACCGCCACGTCTGAGCTGTGCATCGGTGGCATTGTTAAGCCACTCCTCGCACTTCTCTATGATACCCGTACAAGCGTCCGGTGCATCATCGTGAGCGTTATATCCTTCCTTTCTGTAGGATTTCATATCATGGGCGAACTCCGGCCATAACTGTTCCCAATTAGAAGGGAAGACTAGTTTATTGTTTACCTCGCTGGAGCGAGTGAAGATTCTGATCTGTTTGTTCTTCGATTGCGTGAACGTTACGAACTGGGTGATTCTGTTTCCGTGTTCCCTTGTTATGCGCTCGACATTGCGGGCATAAGAGCGTCCACCATTGTTACTCTCGACGAAGCAGACATCTGTCTGATTGCGCTTAACCATATTGGCTTGCGCTGGTTCCGTGTATTCCATCGGTCGCTTGGTGTATAGAACATCGGTAACATAATAGCCGTCATCGTGTGCATCGAAGCATATAGAGCAAAGGAAGTCGAAACCGGTATCTGCCGAGTCGGTGTAGTTGCCAATCATTCTTGCATACCTTCTGTCCGGCAGCTCATCGTATGTTCTGAAGGCATGGTACATAAGACCTTCCATAGGAGTAGGGTTCTGCATGTACTGTGTCTCGAATACGAACTCGCTGGCATGCTTGATTTTGTACAGCTCCTCCAGCGTATGCTTCCATGGCCACAAGGCTCGTTCCTTTCCGTCCTCGTCTGTCTGTATTACCGGGAGGGAGACAACCTTCCACTCATTCGGCTCAATCTCTTGAAGGTAACCGCACAAGTCGTGCTCGTGCAACCTCTGCATGACGATGATAATTGGCGTATGACGCGAGTTTACACGATTACGGATGGTTGTCTCGAAACGTCTGTTGATAGACTCTCTGACGTTATCAGACAAAGCATCATCCGGTCGCAGAGGGTCATCGATAACTATGGCTCCAGAAAAATGACCGGGGTTGAACGTAGCCATGAACTTATCCATGTTCTTTATGTCTTCTTCGGTCCAGTCTGGCTGACCTGCACCAAAACCTGTGATCTGACCCAAGGTAGATGTAGCATACTCACCACCACCTGCCGTTGTGCTCCATTTTGATCTTGTGTTATCGTTCTTTCTGATTTTGACATTCGGGAATAGTGTTTGAAAATATGTGGAAGTTATCGTGTCCTTGACTGCCATTGAATTGTCCTGGACGAGACTTCCGGAATAAGATATATGAAGAAACTTTGAAGCAGGGTTCAGCGCAAGACCATATGCGATAAACATCTGTGAACACAAGAGGGTCTTTCCGTAACGAGGGCTGATGTTGATAATCAGCTTGTTAGTCTTTCCCCTTATCACATCCATGAGCGCATCACATATAATCCTGTGATGTTCGCCTATTACATACTCACGTCGAGCAGTATAGGCGAACATCTTAGTAGTGAATTGCAGCAGGGACGATGCCACTAACTGCTTATGAAGAAAACGTTGTTTCTCAAAGTCCATTTATCTTCTGTAATTCTTTAATATCATCCAAGGACAGTTTAGGGAACTTGAAGTCCTCGCCATCCTTGCCAGTTACTTCTTGAATATGCTTGTCTGCCAATCCGTTGAGCCTTGCAACAATGCTGGAATCAAACTGATGAAGCATGGCACCATCAATCTGCTGGGCCATCACGACATTCTCAATCTGTGTTATCACCTGCTCAAAGCCTGGTCTCTTAAGATTACCTCTCTTGAAATCCGCCCATTTCTGAACGATGCCACAGAAAGCACAAAATCCGACAAGTGTATAGGCTCTTCTGAAAACCCTTACCTCTTGTCTCATGGAATTTGTGGATTTGCCGCTGCCGCCTGCAATGGAATTGCTACCAGTCTTTTGCTGCCAAGGGTCGTTTTCAACATCATCACAGTAAGCTACAAACTTATCCCATAATTCCTGAGAAGACTTAATCTTGTATGGTCTTCCAACAGGATTGGGGATTCTATGTACGAAAGACTTTACTTTCGGCTGTGATGATTCATCTGTCATGGCTTCTTAACTTTTACCAGTTTACCGCAAGCGGAACAATTATACTCATAATACTCTGAAGGCTTGACCTGGATATTCTCCTCAACGCCCTTCATTTCCTCCTTGAACTTCTGGTCCTTCTGGGCTTCTGTTACGACCTTCTTAGCCGTATGGTTAGTCTCAGCCTTAGAAGGTGCGGCCGCAGGTTTCTGTTCCTTTGGCTTAGCGTTGAGTCCAAGCATACCAGCAATGCTCTCATCGAAAGCAAACTGAATGCTGTTAGGATCACCGAGATAGGAGAGCTCCTTGCGAAGCTTCTTCTCGTTCCAAGTGGCAAACTCGGACGTCTTGTCATCAGCGATTCTATACTGCTTAATCTGCTCATCAGTCAGATAGTCAACACGGATGCAGGGAACCTTATCCATTCCCAATGCCTTAGCAGCCTTAAACACACCGTTTCCGGTTACAATCACGTTGTTCTTGTCAACGGAAATAGGCTGAGTGATACCGAAATCCTTGATGGACTGCATGATTGCCTGTACTGCCGTCTCGTCGGTCTTGTGCGAACCGTCATGAGGCACGATACTGTCAATAGGTAACTCAATTACCTTGTCATTAATCTTAATCTCTTCCATACCTGTTAATCCTCAATTTCTATTGTTTCCATATTTCCGCAATATGGGCAAACGACCTTCATATAATGTGAACCGTCCTCGCGCTCTTTGAGAACGAACAAATCCTTGGCAGGATCTTCCTCCTCCTCATCCGAAGGAGCTTCCTCACTTTCGCCAGCCTCTTCATTGGATGGAGCCTCGAAATTCTCCTCATCAACCTGAGAATAGTCATCCTGGAAGCCACCATACTCTTCTGCCTGCTGGTTGATGCTGTCGAGGGAGAAGTTGAGCATCTGATTGATGTCCTCAAAGAAGAATGCCTGCATATCTGTAGGAACCTCCATGTTGCGCAATTCCTCCAAAAGCTGGTCTTCATCAAAAGAAGACTTCTCTGCCAGCTTGTTATCGAGGATGCGGTACTTCTTTGCCATTTCGTCGTCCATATCCGAGTAAACGACAGGAACGAACTCCATACCCAACTGGTAAGCAGCCACGTATCTTGTGTGACCGGCAATGATTACACCTGCCTTATCAACGAGGATAGGCTTAACGAATCCAAAACGCTTGATACTTTCCTTGGTAGGTTCAACCGCATTCGTGTTGTCACGAGGGTTGTCATAGTAAGGAAAGATTTCACTGAGCTTAACTGACTTTACTTTCATTTCTTATCCTCCTTCTTCTTGGCTGTCTCTCTTGCTACGCGTCTCTCGTCGACAACCTTTTCGATAGCCGCATTATACTTATAGCTCTTGAAAATCTTGGCGAAACCGGTAACATACTTAAGCTTTACAAGCTCTTTCTGCTCCAGACCTACCTTTTCGCAAATCTCACGCTCAGAAACACCATCTCTAAGCATATTGAAAACGATGTTTACCATTCCATCGACAGAGTGACTTCCACGGGCACGATTGTGTCTTACGGTTGATGCCATACGCTGGTCGATGTCCTTGTCTAGAACTACGATAGGCAGCTTTCCGCCACATCGCTCATTGATGTCCGCAAACTTGCGAATAACGAGGTTTCTGTGGAAACCGTCGATGATTACATACTTCTGCAACTTCTCGTCCCAAATGGTAACGATAGGCATTGTGTAACCGTCTTCCCTCACGGATGTATAGAGAAGACGCATTTCCTTATCTGCCACATGGTTAGGGTTGTAGTTGTTTGCTACAACCATATCCTTGTCAACCCAAAGCACGCAATCTACAGGGTTGACTTTCTCCGGAGATAAGGAACTGATATACTTTCTGAGGTCGTTCAAAAACTGCACCTTATCCTTGGCAGCATCAAACTCCTTCTTGATGTTCTCTTGAAGATTCATATTCCTTATTAGCTTTTTCTATTTTAACATAATTGTCGCTCAAATACTGACGCAAAGAACGCTCTACGCTCTGAATGCGCTTCATACCGAAATCTTCCGCAATAACGCAGACAGCACTGGTATAACCAATCTGATGTATTACGTAATCAATACACTCCTGGCAACGCCCGGCTTTAGCTACATTTCTCTTCTTGGCGGAACGGTAGCCTTTCTTGATAGTCTCCGCATTCTTCTTGTCTTCACAAAGATTGTCTGCGAGATAATCAACGTATTCATCCCAATCCTTGAAATAAGGTGGTAAATTGTAACAGTACGTTGCCACTTCATTAAAGACGTGTACAGACGTATTAACGTTTGCTACTCTTCGCACCAGCTTGTCGTAGAACCATGGATCAACTTCCTTGATGAAACCTAAGTCGTGGATAGCCTGCTCATGAATGAGGGAACTTACTCGGCACGCTCTGAGCGGCTTCTGCGTGAACTGATAGTTATAGAGCTTGCAGTACGGAAGCTTGTTGCTGAAGATGTAATACCATACATCATAAACCTTCCAATCCCAAATAGGGTAGAGTACCAGACTTCTCGGTGTGCCGTCTTTATAATATCCGCCACCACCTCCCCACGTAATACCTGGAAGACACTCGCCTCTAGTAAGACCCGACAAACGTGCCGGCGATTCCTCGATACGGACACCGCCCAAAGTTAGGTAGTCTTTTCCGAAGAGCATTCTGTGTACCTGGTCGAGGGTCTTGGAGAAATACTGATTGTGAGGGATTTCCAAATCGCCATAAGAATCCGGTTCCTTCTCACGAATCCATTTTTCTCCAGGTCCCCATACATTGAACCATTCTCCCTTTGAGGCATTCCATTCCTGGAAGTATGACTGAATCCAATACGGCTCAACCCACGGCAAGTGCATGATGTATCGTATATACTCGATAGTCATTGGAGTCTCTGCCTCTTGGTCTAGGAAGAGGACGGGAATCTTTTCAATTCCCATCTCCTTCATAACCTCGTGCGCAAGGTTGAGAACCACGGTAGAGTCCTTTCCTCCCGACATCGTCACGACAATCTTACGCTTACCATAAAACTCCCGAAAGATGTATCTGAATCTTTCAAGAGCTGCCTCATAAACGTTTTTGTCACTGTAAAATATCATGCTTTATAACCCATGTAGTCCTTTGCTACTTTTAGTACGGCATGACCGCAAATATCTGAAAGAATGAAATGCTTTCCTTTCTCTCGGATAAAAGGAATCAAATTGCCGTAACCACAGTTAAAATCAAGAATTGTATTGAATTTTTCTGATAAAATTCCAAGAAGTTCGTGGTCCGAACCGAATTTGAATTGCGGGTAATTATATACGGCTATCTTGAAATTCTTACTGTCCTTATATGGATAGAAGTATATATCTTGTACCCACTGCGGTTTTAAAGTGCGTAACATATCTGCTCCGCACAAAATAAATGCAGGAATACCAAGCTCTTTAACTACCTTTTCTTGATTTAAAAGGTAATCTTTGTAAGGAGGGAAGTCCATGGTGTTGCTTCTTTGCATAAACTTCTTGTACCCATGCCTCCATGCAGGCTCAGAATATATGCAGTCAGCCTTCTTGAAACGCGGTGAAACTCCCTTGCTAATATCGTGTCTAAAGACAACGTCACCATCGGACTCAAAAAAGTCTAAGGTTGCCACATTCGCAAAGTCCCCCTTTTCAAAATCTGAAGCGTAATTACTTTGAACTGTCATAATTGTCTATCTTTTAATAAAACCTTGTTAACTGAATTCTTGAAATGAGAATCCAGGAATTGCTCTAATTTATTCATCATTTCATTATTGTTATGTCCACGAGCTGCATTGTGCATAATGGTCGCGTATCTCTGTTTCTCCTCATCGAAATCAACGAAACATACGGGAACCATTTCGTAGCCAATCACACAAGCTGCACGATACCGATTTTCACCGTCCACAATCTGCATAGTGGAGCGGTTCACAACAATAGGCTGAGTGAAACCAAAATATAGTAATGATTTGATAAGCAAATCAAAACTATCTGCATCATGCGTATTCGGATTATAATCATTAGGATAAATATCATCTACCTTAACGTAAGTAATCTGCAATGGTTTAATCTGCTCAACCTCAATATAGTCCTTTGCCAATTTTAATGCAAGATTTTCTTTAGAGTTTTTTGTATTCATCGAGAAATTCCTTATTAACTATTTCCTTGACAAAGTCTTTGGAAGACTTTGCCAAATATGGATTTTGAAACTCTTCTTTCCAATTCACCTTATCAACATCAAACTGATTGTCGTAGGTGCTGCTGTATCTTTTGTATCTTCCAACCTTTCCAGGGTTTCCAAATGTACTTCTGTACGCCCCGAAGTGTTGTACTAAGCCAGGAACAATCGCATAAAGACAGGTGTCCTTGTATTGAAGGAAAGCTCGCATTCTGGAGTCATCATAGAAAACAGGATCTTCTGTCATGCTGTTTGACACCTCAACGAACTCCTTTCCGAAGTTGTTTGGATAAACGCATGCTTGAAGCCAGAAATTCGAACGAGTAGAAATTACATGCTTCTCTTTGGCAAAGCAGTCCATATAATCTCCATTGGTCGGATTATAGAAACTGATAACATTGTCTTCTGGAGCATTGGCTAAGATGAATAAAATCTTTTTTAAGATGTTACGGTCAAAGGTTATGTCATCGTGTATTATCATACGATGCGTACCATCGGCAACATCTTGTGTCAACGCTTGGGAATAATTGTCCCAAAGTCCCTTACCTCTGTCCATAGAGATGCTAACGGGTATGCCATAAGGCTTTGCGCTAGTCTCTATGAGCTTTTTGAGGTACTTACCCTCACGTTCTCGCTTCGGAACGTTGAGGATGATAATCTGAGAGAGTTTAATCATATGCGTAATTATTTAGTTACTGTCCATTCTCCACCGCGCTTGGCAACCTTGCTGATAGCTACAGCCAAACGGTTTCTGTTCATATCGCTACCCTAGAAAACCTTACCTGCGGCATAGGCTGCTTGGGCAACAAGTCCTTGACCCATGAAGAAGTCTGTGATAGAGCTGAACGGAACATCCTTACAAATCTTGAACACCGCATCCCATTCATCCATTCCCTGGAGTCCCCAGTCTTCTGCCTGCTTGGTGCCTTGGATAATCCAGCACTTGCAATCTGGCTTGTGATAATAAGTGTTCTCGTAGATTTTTACATGAGGGAATAACGATTCTACCATAGGGACCAACTGCTTCTTATTTCTGTAGAAGCACTCGACGAATAGTCTGTCCGGATTAATCTGCTCGATGCACCTCTTGATGTGGGCAACGAACTCGTCAAAATTGTCAACTGGGCATTGCTTCTCTGCCTTGGTGTAATACGCTTTGAGGACTCCTTTACTTCCTGCTGGGTCGATGAATACGCAGTCGGCATTCTTTGAAAACTCAGGAATCCCCAAAGTAATATCGGCAATGGTAATCTTGCTACCATTGCCTAAACTGTAAATCTCGCCTTCTGTGATGGGGTATTTATCAATACTGCCATCATAACGCAAACCTTTCTGTGATGTCATACGCAATTTACTATTAAATAATTGTGATATTCTGATACGTTTTCTTCACCGAAAAGACTGCATAAGACCTTCTTGGAATAGAAGAAATGCCTAAATTCTACATCGCATTTCTCGTAAGTGACGGGGTGATACGTCTCCTTGTAAAACATCAAGAACTTTCGGGCTTTACACCGTGATATTGAAAGAACAGCATACCGCGAAAGATAAGACGGAGAGCCGAACAAAGCTACAATGTTATCAAAATTCTTGCAGTCCAGGTTTTTACCGTCGAAAGGCTCACAGACAACCCTTTCCTTATATTCAGGGTGTTTGTTAATGAACTGCTCCAACATTCCTTTACTAGGATCAACTCCTAAGTATTCCTGCGGGTCGATTTCTGCAATCTCTGTAAGTAAGCCGGTTCCGCATCCGATGTCTAGAATTGAACCACTGAGAGGTGGGAGCTTTTCCCCCACCTCGCGGTTCTCAACGAGACTCATTTCATCACGAAACAAAGTGTCGTACTTACTTGCTATTTTATCATACTGGGAATATTTCATTTTCTAATGTCGTCTGTTGCCAGATGATTTTTTTACTTGAAATGGTTATGAAATTCTTGTGATTGTATATGTTACAATTCGGGAACATCGATTTCAGTTGAATTCTATCGTAGGTGAAATGGTGCATTTCCTCGAACTCTGCAGGGGTGTAATCATCCTTGTAGAACATAAGGCAATAATCCAGACCACTCTCGCCAAGCTTGCGAAGATACTGAGGCATGAAGTAGGAAGCCGTACCGAAAAGGGCTATCACCACGCTATCTGCAGAAAGCCACTTTTTAACGGCTTCTTCAAAAGAGTTTGTCGAACATCTGCGATAAAAACCAACAGTCTTCTCTCGAAACTGCTTGATGGCCTTCTTGCTAGGGTCAATCCCATAATACATTTCCGGCTTTATCTTGGTATAGGCTACGAAATCTCCGTTTCCAATGCCTGCCTCGAAAAACTTTTTATCCTTGAAACTGAACATTATTGATTTTGCCATCACGTCCATTTCTTGGTTTGTGTAGATGCGAGGGATAGGCCACTCTAGAAAATCGAACTCATTAAAGACTTTCTGTCTGTTCATGATTGTGGTCTCAATCGGAGGCCATCCCATCGTCCAATATTTGTAACCATCGATATACATGTATTGAAGGTTGTATTTACCCCATCTCTCATGCACTCCATACTCTCGTTGTGCCTCCACGAAATATTGAAATTCATCGTCCGTGATAGCACTCTTATTCCTCACGATATATTCGTGCGGAACATCAATCATTGTTGTTGCCCAGTTCCATTTACATCTCTTGATGAACTCTCTGAGCTTACTGTAATCGTATTCCATTGCTGCAAATTTAAATAAAATATTTGATGATTAAATACTTAAAATCCAAAATTAACTATATTTTAACATAAAAATATGAATATATGCAGGTTTGATAGCCTAAAACACCACAAAATAGGCTCTTCTTATACGCAAAGGTACGAAAATTTTCTGATATATGCAAATATAACAAGAAAGATTTTTAGCCAAAAATACTAAAAATTACGCCGTTCTGCTTGCTCTGTTCGGAAGCCTAGATTCTATCTGCCACAGATTGTCGTTGATGAGTTTTAGGATAGTATCGTGGAAAGCTGAGTTTATGTTTCTATGTCCCTGACATTGTACTACGGTAACATCGGCCAGATTAACCTCAATCGTTTCCATACGCTGTCCGTTCACTTTAGCGGAAAGTATGAGACAGTTAGGCATTCTATTCACATCGTAATATCCGTTTCTGAAAACACAGTGTCCCATTTCCTTACCCTCTTCGAAAAACTCCTGAACGGACTTAAGAACCTGTATATCTATAGCACCTTCCTTAATGTCTATATCAAAGAACTGTTTTCTTCTGGCAACATAAACATTAGCCATTGCTTCTGCCTTTTTCTTGTTCTCTTCTTCGGCTTTAGCGGCTTGCTCCAGGTATCTGAGTTGCATTTTTTCCTCCGCAATCAGGCGCAACTTTGTCATTCTATCCTCCATCTTCTTTTTCTTATTGTCTGCTGACTTTAGCCACTTGTCGTGTGCCTCGCGAAGATTCTCCGGACAAACTATAGATGGGTTTCGTACATCCTTTTTGAGATATACGATACTGTCGAGCATATCCCACCACAGACTATCGTAAATGTAATCAGCCTTTCCATGCCTGATTGCAATCTTGACAGCAGACATTTTTACTCTGTCGAATACGGCTTCGTGATACTTACACATCTTCCACATTTCAACATCACGTCTCATGAGGGTTTCATTATATGTGTTTGCATTGACGGAACGAAAGATTTCGTCACACGGAATCTTTTTCTTTAAGTCTCTGAGAGCGTACTTATACTTGTCTTGGACTGAAGCGTAATATACTCCATCGAATCCAATATCACGAGGATCACCCAAGCTACTCCACACAGTATGCGTTCTTACTTCCAACTTTCCGAAAGTAGAAAAAGCATCTACTATATATCCGCAGGTTCGCTGCTTGGCAAGGAAAACATATTCCCCATCTTTCAACCATTGCTGCATACACTCCTTGAAGTAAATCTTCTCCTTAATCATCTTGTGAAAACGGAACTTCACTCTTACCTGGAAGTACCTGAGAACCTGCCACCCCTTGAATGTGCATACTAAATAGAAGCATCCTCTTGAATATCTGTCACCATATTTGTATGCGTCATCTTCAGAAATACAAGTCTTGATGGCCCACTCACGTTGCTTGTCTGATAACTCCGGAATTCTGTCAGAGAGTTTTACAACTTCACGTTCTGTCTTATTTCTTGGCTTCATAACTCACATATTTAAAAATCAAACAAACTCAACTGCCCAATCTCTGCATCCTTCTTTCTCTGAGCCTCGGCTTTCTTCTTCAAGCGTTCCTTCTCTACGGACTCCTTCTTTTTGAGCTCCATGATTTTGGCTTGCTTGAACTCCTCCTCTGCCTTCTTCTCCAAACTCTCCTTGGTTTGGTCTGAGAGGTTTGTAACGATGGTGCAATTTATATTCTTGCTGAATGAAACCTCTTCTTCATTATAATAATGAACCGCAAGACCATAAATCTCATCATCATCAAATCCTTGTCTTCCGGATTTCTTGACCTCTGAGATGATAAAGTCACAGCAGTCATCGATATTCTTGTCAGGCTTGGCGTAATCCTTCGCGAACAACTCATCCTCTGCTGCACGCTTGTCAAGATATGCCTTGATTACCTTCTTGAATGTTTCTGATCCTTTCATAACCTTTCCATTTTTTGAAACCTATAGGCTTGTCTCTAAAACCCTTACGGAATGCTTCTCTCATAGAGATGCAAATGAAATCTACGCTGCATTGTGCCAAGCCCGTACAAAACGCACAATCCTCGCAATCATCCATTGGTTCCGCTACATACACGATGCCATTAATGACTATCGCAGCTTTCTCCTTGAAGACTGCCATTTCTTTTCGCCAGCAAGCCCTTTGCCCTTATTAATCTTCTCGCCAAATCTAAGTCTCTAGACCTTGTGGCTTTTTCATTAATAAAAGCAGCTGCTTTCTCCAAAACACTAAGCAATTCTCTGAACTCAGTCTTCGTTGTCTTCACTTCCATACGCTTCCTGTGCCGTTATAATTCTACAACCGGTGTAATCGTCGGCAGAAAGGACAATCTCACCATTCTTAACCTTTTCTCTAATCATAGAGCAAGCATCCGTGTTTGTATCTGCCTCTACGGTTATTGTCTTACTCAGAATTTCCTGAATGCAAACATCATATTTCATTATGTTACCTCCCATGTTTCAATATTAAACTCATAGTTTTTACCACTACATTGGCTCTGCCCGATATTGCGCAAATCTCTAAGTTGCTCTTCCGAAGCTCCGTTTGCCTCGGCTGTTGCGTAGCATTTCTGAAGGCTATCGGCTACTCTGAGTAATTTGCCGCTTCCATTTGTATGCCAGGCATCATCTTTATAAATTAGATATACTGTCATAATTAAATTTCTTTAAAATAAACATTAGTTCTGTCTTTACGTTCAATTGCAAGACAATCCAGGTCTTTACAAGTAATATCGTTGAGACTGCGTGGGATACCTACAATACAGTCTGTGCAATAATATCTTCGTTTCGTCACAACACAATTAATGCCATTGATAGAAAGCTTTTGCCCGATAGGGAAGTCTGCTTCTATAATAGGCTTTCTGACATTGATGATATCTTTGTTCTCATCCATGATTAATCCTCCTTTTCTTTTAAGTAACGAAGGTATAGCTGACAGTTGTCACAATCGGAATTGCATCTGTAACTATACTCGTTGGCACAAGCCATAAATAATTCACTTTTTTTCATAAGAATATTAAATAATAAGGTCGGGTGCCGTCTTTCCGAGCTGCCGCAAAAAATGATATATCAAATGTTATTATTGAATCCCGACCTATGACTAACGATGATTTTACTTAATTCTACATGACTTACCTCCAATCTTATTAAGTTTAACTTCCATATCCTGTAAATCTGCCTACAGCAGAACTTACGCTTTCATTTGTTACAGACCCCGGCTTCAAGAAGTACTTGTAATGCGTGCTTCTCTCCAACCTCTCACTCCAGCAGAAACCGAAAGCATCGAACTCTTTTCCGCACCATTCATGTGCGTAATAATATTCATTAGCGTGTATCTTGCCTTCTTCATGAAAGCAAAAATTGTAATAACACTATTCTGCTGTCATGTCGGATTTGTTAGCTTCATAACGAGAAATTATATCTTCTCGTTTCTTTTTGTATTCTGCTAACTTTTGTTGATATTCTTCCTCGCTATCGCAAAGATAATAATCTGTGTCAGTCCAATGACTATCCCAATAGGAATTGGAAGACTGATGTATATGATAAATATTCTTCATTTCTTTTTGTCCTTTCTGTAAAGGAAGAATGCGTCACCCTGCCAACCGAAGTTCTTTGACTCACATCTTGCAAGTATATGCGTATCGGTCTCGATGAGCACATCTTCATATTTGTCTAACTCGGTCTGAGTATCTGATGTGTCTTCTCCATAATCCCATTGGAGCATAAATTCCAAGATGGCATTCTGGTCACCGACACTATTCAGTCTGCAAACCTTCTAGTAATCCTCTATTTCCTCAAAACAACTCTGATGCTGTGGGGAAATCTCTACAATAAGCGATAAGTAATCGTAATCTTTCATATTTCACATTTTAAAAGGTAGGCTGCCGTCTTTCCGGCTGCCAGATAAGAATAAGGTATCTAACTTGTGGGTGTCCTTAATACCCGTTATGTTAAACCTTACTTTTGCCTACCTTTATAATAAGTATATGAATCCATCATACTATTATAGAACCACTGCCACGCAACAATCTCTTTCTGCTCTTTTGTTATATTTAGAGCATCAGTAATCATCTTTCTGCGCCAGTTGATCAACCTGTCGCAAGACTGGGTGATTCTCGCAATCATAACATGGGCGACATTCTCCATCATTACCGCCTCGCCATTTACCATCTTCAGAGCATACTTTTCTGCAGCATCGTGCCAAAGGTCGTAGGCTACAGAATCATTATTGAGCATCAGATAGAGTTCTTCCATATCAGAAGTTCTCTTGTACTGAACCATTTCCTTTACAACCATAGCTATCTCCTTTCCAATGTTATATCTACCACATATGGAAGAGTATGCTGTGGCATTTTCTCCAAATTAATGAAATCAAATTTACAGATACGTTTCATTGAAGCCTCTTCCTTGTCGATTACCTTGTTAATCAGTTTAGGATTAATCTGCTCGGTCAACTCAACATTAAAGTAGGAGTAGTTTTCATCCATTGATAGTCTCGTTGCAATAGCAACCAGCCCGAAGTCCGGGCTGAAGAACAGATACTTGTTGCCAGTAAAGATAGCATCTATTCTGTTCTTTGTATTCCCTGTCACTCTTATTATATTCATAACTCATTTAATTTATACGCTTGTCAAGTATTCTCCACGCAATGAGGTGTCTCGGAAAAAATCGTAAGATCAATATCCATAAATGTCCTCATGAAGGAACAATGCAAGGTTGCCAAAACACTTGTTTATATTCTTACACATATTCCCTGGTCAACACCACCTCTGTTATAATAGCGGCTGCACGTAAAGCCAAGTCTATTCAGCCAATCCGTAATAGCCGGATGGAGTTTGTATGGAGCATAACAGTCTCTCCACCAATCCTTGCTATCCGGGTCTGGAATTTCCCAATCACGTGAAAAGTGCGCTGCGCCTCTGATTACTACGTTATCATGTTGCATCAAGTTCTTCTTAATATAAGCAAGAAGCTTTTCCTTGTGTTCCTCAGTGAGTTGAGAAACTCTGGCTGCTCTGATTTCATCGATTAAACTCATACTCGTTCCTCCTCCTTTACATAAGAACTACAATGTAGCCTAATGACTTGATGAGATTGAAATTTGAATTTCTCATAATTATTCCCTTTCTATAAATTTTAATTGGTTCTTATATTACTAAGTAGTCCTTTAATTTTCTTTCCAATTATCTTGTCGATTTCTTCGAGGCAACTCTCGTTAAGCGTTCTCAAATCATCGATTGAATCAAGATAGTCTTGAACTTCCTCGAAGGAACAATAGCTGTTCCCATACTTACGAAAGTACTCTTCCTCTATGAATCTTATCAGCATATACTGCTTGCGAAGCATCTCGAAATATGGGTTGTCCTTGTAATTATCAAGGTCGTAATCCGGATCAAGGCATTCGTCTATCTCTCCAAAAGCCTTGAAATCGTACTCGGTGGATAGACAAACGGCAACACCTCTGAGGCGTTTCAGCAAATTCTCCTTTTGCAAGGGAGTTGCAGCTAAAATCTGTAACCATCCTAACTTCTTCATAATCTTTATAATTTTAATTGGTTCAACTTGTAAGGTAGGCTCTGAATAGTCAAAAGTACTACCTTTTATCTATATGCAAAGGTACAAAAATTATTTGATATATGCAAATATACTAATGATTATTTTAGTTAAAAATACTAAATCATAATAATTTATAACTGCTTGATTATCAGAATGGTGCATCTGCTTCTTCTGGCTTTTCGAAAGGCACCTGTATATCCTCGTTGATTAAATTCGTCTTGAAAAAATTTGTCGTATTTTTATTGAATCCCATGAAGAATTTAAACGTACCTATATTACGTCCCTTAGCAACATCTATCATAGCCGTTCCGTCAGTAGGGTAGTCATCCTTATTGTCGAATGGGGCAGGATACGCTCTGTTGTAATACTCTGCTCGATAGACTAGGATGACAACATCGGCAGCTTCTCCTATCTGTCCACTATCGCGCAGTCGGTTCAGATTCGGCTCCGGGCAGTTACTATCTCTAGACAACTGACTTAGGGCGATAATCCATATGTTCAGTTCCTTTGCAAGGTTCTTAAATCTTCGTGCGGCATCACCCATTGCCTGTTCTCTGCTGAAACTTGTGCTTCTTGAGTTTACATTAAGAATCTGCAGGTAGTCAACTACGGCTCCGTCTATGTCCTTCTGCATCTTAAGCATTCGGATGGAAAGAAGGATAGAGTCTATATTAGACGTACTTTTGTCATCAAAAAATAAATTCTCTCCAGGAAGCTTACCTCTGGCCTCGTCTATTATCCTAATTTCACTCGGAGCAAGACTACCAGAATAGAGGATATTGTTTGCTGGAATGTTAGTTTTTGCAGAAAGCAGACGTGCTGTAAGCTGCTCCTTCGTCATTTCCATAGAATAGAAAGCAACCTTTGCTCCGTCCTCGATTGCGTGTCTTGTCATACAAAGTGCGAGGCTAGTCTTGCCCTGAGAAGTTTCGCCGGCAACAATAATCAAGTCAGACTTCTGTAGTCCTCCCTTTTCATCGAATCTTTCCATTCCTGTCTTGGTACCTGTCGTAACACCTCCAACGGTGGCATTCTTAATCATTATCTCGTTAAGGCTATTCATAGCGTCAGTAAGTGTGGAAACTCCATCTGCTTTCTCAAATACTCCTCCGATACTCTCAATAGCTTCTTGATGTGCATCAGAAGTCAGTACGTCTTCTGATAATCCAACCTTTGAAAGCTGCTGGCCAACTACCCATAGCTTTCTTCTTCTACCAAGATCCTGCAATCTTATGGCATGAAACTCTACATGGGCTGATGATGCAATTTGCGCAGAAATGTTCATTAAGTCTAATGCAGTGACATTTGACTTCTGCTTATTCAGTTCGGATGTCACGGATATGAGGTCTATTGGCATTCCACGCTTTCCGATATTGTCAACGGCTTTCCATACGTCCCTGAATATAGGTCCATAAAAGCATTCTTCATCTAAGTACTGGCTCACTATGGTATATGCAGTCGGGTCGATGAGAAGGCTACCGATAACATACTGCTCTGCCATAGGATCATTTACTAACTCCTGTTTCTGGTATGGTGATTGTGTCAAACTCATCTGAAAGATACCTCCTCAAAACTTAAAATGTCAAACATTTCGTGCATTCTATCTACAATTCTTGGGTCATCGTACTTCTGTCCGATGTCAATGGCCGTTAGGTTTGAGCTGATAATCGTGGGCAGTATCTGCTCGTAACGATAGTCCAACAACTCGTCAAACGGCTTGTAGTGCATTCCGTAAGCGACAATCTCCGTTGGCTCGGCACCCAAATCATCAATTAAGAGAAACTTGGCGTTCATGATTGCTCTGAACTCGTTTCTGTCTTCGTGAATCATGTAAGCCATATCTCTAGCCTTGACGAAACGCGGATATTTGTCACCCTCGCAATAGCTAATCTTGTTTGAGTCCACAAGATAAACTAGCAAATCTCGAATAGACTTTAACATCGTAGTCTTGCCGTTTCCAATGCTGCCGGGCATAAACAGCCCGTAAAAGTTGGTCTCTGTAGTAAGAAAATCCCCGACTTTCGATATTGCTTCCTTTAGCTCGTCAGTGAAGACGAACGTTCTTTTTCTTTTCTCTACCTCTCGTTTGTAGGCATAGTAAAGAAAGTTCTTGGCTTCTCTATTTTCCAACGGCAACTCCAAACCCCGACCGATACGCTGATGTGTCTTTGTGGTCTGGAGCTTTCCATCCTGTTCTAATGTCCTTTTCATTTTCTTTTGCGCTTTTAAAGTTTTCAAAACTACCTTCGATGATTTTCACGAAGTTCTTTTCTTCGAATACGTAATCGAAGTCCCTCTTCGGGCCTCTTCCTGTTTTGCCAAGCAGGTAATCAGAGGATTTTACGTTATCAGAAAACGCAACTAACCCTTCTTTTCCGTGAGCCTCGTACATCGAAATGTAGGCTAATTTACGTTTATCGGTCAAACATTTTACCTCTACCAAGCCAAGTTTATTGAACCATCTAATAACACGTTGCCAATCTATCTCATATTGCCTTTCTTTTTGCTCTACGGATAGAACTGTGTTCCCCTTGAAACGCAATTCGTTCTTGCTCCAAGTGGCAAGCCGCCCCGCCAAACTAAACTTATTCTCTTTCTCGAATCTCATACGAGTATCGTCTTTGCCAGCCCCAGTCCAATAAGCAGCGAAATCATCTATTAACTTTTGCCCGTATTTTGAAACATAGGGTTTGAGTCTTTCTGTAAATTCAGTTCGTCTTTCTGAGATTGACGTGAAGAGAGAAAGCTCGGCTTTCTCTACTGCGTCAGCAGTCTCTTTTAGATTTTCTTTTTTATTTTCTTTTATGGGGGTATGGGGGGAATTTTCTTTTGTTTTTTCTTTTTGCGTTTCACTTTGCGTACCCATTTGCGTTTCACTTTGCGTTTCACTTTGCGTACCCATTTGCGTTTCACTTTGCGTTTCTGTAATAAACGCATTCAGTCCAATAATCTCATACTCAGCAACTTCACCACGCACCTTGCTTGGCTTAAAATTAATGAATCCTTTCTGCTGCAAAGAGTTTCTAACACTACTAATTGTTTTCCTGGTGAAGTCGAGTTCTATCTCGCACTTCTTCGTCGGCAATTTGAATGGGTTTGCCCAGTTACCCAAGTCGCATTGTTTCAGCAAATAATAATACATATCTGCCTCGCAACTTGTCAGCGTGCAAACTAATCTCTTTTCCCAAAAGGATTTCAATAGCTTAGAGTAATCGACTATTTTCATAATTGGTTCAAGTCCTCGTTCTTAATGAAGCAAATCTTACCTCTCTTGATATTATTAGACAAGGTGTCAACTTCGTTCTGTAACTTACTGTAAACAACTCCCTGCTGCTTTGAGATAAAATTATGGATAGAAGGGCTAAATTTTAAAGCGATAGAAGCCATTCTCTCTAAAATCTTAAACTCTCGATACAGTACACCTGCTGACTTAAACTGTTTGTCTAAGCCTACCAAGAACATTCTGTAGTCCTTGATACCTTCAAAATCTCTAAGAAAATCTGTCTCTTCCATATTGTATAATATTTTAATAATTACTATAACGATTTCTCTTTAATACAAAAGTACTAATTTAATTTGATATATGCAAAAGAATTAAGTTAAATATTCAAAAATACTAAAATATATCTGAATATATATTTGGCTATATCAATATTTTTTAGTACCTTTGCAATATGTTTTTTCCATAACATCTGTAAAAAGAATGTTATATGGGTTTCTCTTTAGCCTGCTGGTGAGCGGGCTTTTTTTTATGAGGTTTGTTTGGCAATTTAAAAATAATTTATTATCTTTGCAAACAAATCCCTTTAAAGTGTAATCTTTATAGGATTTTAATTGGTTCAAGTCCTCGGTGTTGTGAAACACTGGGGACTTATATTTTTTACAGATTAACAGAAATACCTTTTTCATGACTCAATCTCTTTACTTCATTCGTGTAATACTTGATCATTTTCTCCAACTCTTCGTCATCCCATTTCTTTGTGGAATGAGCACGCTCTCGCAGAGTGGAAAATCGGGCAACACCAATCTTCTTAATCAGATTCTCCTGGTAGTATATAAGATGGTCTGACTTCACTCTGTTACACCCGATACATTCTGCATTGCAGTTATCTTCATCAAATCGGGTAGCCATGTTGGAACGTCCGAAGAAATGACCGCAATCAAGCTCTCTGTACGGCTTTATCTTTCCGCAGCTGATACATTGTCCCATGCCGCTTGGCATGCAGTCTCTCAGACGTATATACAACGCAAATACCTTGTCTAGTCTCTTGACTAAATCAGGCTTACTCTTCTTTCTCTTTTTGGGAGCAGAAGGAGATTTCTTCTTTTTCTTATAAAATGGAAACATTTCTTTTGAATTTACATGTAACATATTTGCCCGTCATGTTCACAAAATCAACACATAAACGGCAAGCTAAACTTCCTACATAAATTGGTTCTTGTGTAAATACTCCCTTTCTGCAATGCGGACAGAGGGTTAAATACTCAGTTCCTAATGCGGAATCTCTTTGCTTATATTCAATAAGCTCATTTAGAACACTCATCTTAGTACGACATTAGTTAATTGTGTTCCTCTGGAATACACCGCCCATTTCGTGGTTCCTGGAGGTCTGCTAATAAAGAGGTCTGCGACATTTCCAAATCGACTATAATTACCCGACAAGTCAACTATCCACCCTTCTTTGCCGTAAAAGGGTCTGATTGCACGGCCTACCATCTGATAGTAGAGTCCAAGAGATTTTGTCGGACGTGCCAAAACAACGGTATCTAAGGCTGGATAATCGAATCCCGTAGTCAATACACCAACATTGGCAACCACCTTTATCTCTCTCCTCTTGAATCCTTCAAGAATGGCTTCACGTTCCTTTTTTGGGGTATCGCCTGTCACGATGGCGGCATTGATTCTGTGTGATTGGAGCTTATCTACCAACAGTTTGGCCTCCTTTGTGAAAGCGGTAAATACAAGTACCCCCTTTCTGGGAATGCCACTTTTAGTATGCAGAACCTTGACTACTGTGTTTGATAACTTATCATAGAATCCGCAGCGCTCATACTCTGCAAGGAGACTTCTTTCATCATAATCTGCACCGGTGGAATTGCTTCTAACTCTTCTTAAATCCAATTCTGTCAAATCATAATAATGCAAGTCTGCGAGATAACCTTTAGAAAGCAGTTCTCCAATCTGACAACAATAGATGACCTTTGAAAATATTCTAGGTCTTACTCTCGTAAGGAACTCCAAGATTGAACCTCCTTCGGCACGATCAAGACGGTATGGCGTGGCTGTTAATCCAACAACCTGTCTGTTCTTCGCTTCTATGAACTGCTTGTACTGCCCAGCTTTAGAGTTTACATAATGACATTCATCGATGATGATATTCTTGAAACAATCGAAGTCTGACATATGGTTCATGACACTTCCGATAGTAGCAAAGGTTATTCTGTTTATATCCTTGCATCCCACGGAAGCACTATAGCAACCACAATCGAATATTCCATAGCTCTGTAGCTTGGCGAAGTTCTGCTGCAATATTTCTTTACTTGGCTGAAAGACTAAGAGTGGACCTTCCAAGCGAGAAGCAATATCAGCAATCACCAAACTCTTTCCTGCGCCCGTAGGCAAGATAATCAGTCCATTCTTGTCTGCCTTGCTAGTGAACAGCCTTACGGCTGCATCACTAGCTTGCTTTTGATAATTTCTAAGCGTGTACTTCATTACTCGCCGAATGGTAATTCATCATCGTCATCATCTGAAGACTGCTCTGACGGAGCTTCTTCTTCTTTTGGCTGCTCTTCTTCCGGGAAATCCAACCCGAAGACTTCCTTCATTCTCTCGCGATTCTTGACCTCGTTAGCCCAAATCTCAGAACGGTCTGGGATAGCGTAAGCCTTTGCGAGTAAGAACTTCTCGGTATTTGCATCCCAATTATATACGAGATAGTAACCTGCCAATGCAATACAGAACACGTTCTTCGCCTTAAGGCGCATATCAACAGTTCCCTGACGTACTTCTGCTGCATACTTAGCTACTTCCATAAGGACAGAAGCATAAGCTTTTTCTGCGTCATTCTTCATCTTCTTGGCTTTTTCCAAAGCCTCCTCCAACTCCAGCTTGCGAACTGGCACCACGTTCTCTTCGAGTGTGCAATACTCCTCTCTGATGTTCTTCTTCTCGAACTCATCGAGGAAACGTGTAACCAACTCATTGTCAGGGAAGGTCGCCGTGAAGTGCTTTCCGACAAACTTAAGGATGTCAGCCTTATTCTTCAAAGGCTTCTCTCCGCAAAGGTTCTCCTCAGTCAAAGCAAGGAAGTCCAACTCCATTGGGAACATGTCTTTTACACCGTCCTCCAATACAAACTCAATGTTCTCTGGAACATAATTTTTCAAATCTGATTTCATAATTATAAATACTTTTCATATAATGCTATCTGTTTCTGAGCTTCAAGCAAGGCTGCTTCCTCGTTAGGTTCGGGTATATACAATCCTGCAACCATACTTGAATAGTTCCGAAACTTCTCTATAGCGTCTGTTAATTCTTTTGTGTCAAGGTCAGCCGTGCTTCTCCAATAGGTTACAGGCTGTCCTCTTCTGTTTGTTCTTTGCTTCGCAAAGATTTCTCTGTTTACTATCTGCTTGAAAATGTTATACTTCACATATTCTTCATCGTAGCCGAACTCTGATGCGAAATACTGAAGGCAAACGTGCAGATAGCTGTTTTGGGAAAGGGAACGTGGACGGTGCTTTTTCTTCACCTCCACGATAAAACCCTTTCCACTTTTCAAGGCATCCATGTAAAGACCATTGCAATAGTCCTTATAGTCTGCCCTGTCCTTGTCATTGTTGAGATTGAAAATCATAATTAGAATGGCAAGTCATCATCTTTGCCAGGCTGCGATGCCGGTGACTGAGCTCCTTGCTGCTGCGGCTGTGGAGCTTGTTGCTGTGTCTGGCCACCTCTTTGATACTTTTCTATCTTGTAACCCGAAATGGTATTGAAATACTTTACCGGGTCATTTGCACTCTTCTGATACTTGGTACCTTGAAGAGCAAAAGATATGGTAACAATCTCGCCAACTGCAAAGCCTGCAGGATCATCTACATGCTTTCCGCTGAACTCAAAACTTGGGTAGTTCTCATACATCTCTCCGAAGTTCGAGTGCGTACAGTTAAGAACCACAACTCTCTTTCTGAACGGCTCTCCACCGCTCTTGCTGGGTATTTCCTCGACATTGCCGATGAGCAATACCCTTCCTGTCATTGTATTAGCCATCTGATTCTGTTAATGGTAAATATGGTAATAATTCTCTCATTTCTGCCCATTTGAGGAAGTCATGTACTAAAACATGATTTTTATCTTCCATCCCCGGGTATCTGTAACAAGTGATTGCTGGCTCATAAGGAGTAAGCTTTAGACCTCTCACGTCTCCCTTGTGCTTATCCTTATTGTAGCCCTCAAAGACAAACAAGTCAAAATGGAACACATCTGCTTCAAACAGCTCTAGGTAAAACTGCCATTGGCAACTATCTATATAGTCTTTGTCTGATATTAGTCCATACTTAGTCTTTATATCTCTTATCTCTAAGCCATCAATCATATCGGCACATCCCGTGATAACGGCATCTCCGAAATCCTTATATTCACGAACCTCATGAAAAGCGCCAAGGTGCTCATTCCTGTATTTTAATGCTACTTTACATTGGGGAATATCAAGAATCGCCTCACCTTCATCAAAGACGAATCTTCTTCCTTTCGGAACGGGTTCAGTCTTATCTTTATTATAATAGGTGAAATGGCGAACACCTTCCGGCTCCTTGAAGCAATGGGGACTGCCAGTCTCCACTATGGAGTGAAAGGCAGTTCCTATTCTTGTATAATCATTACCCTCGAACTTTTTGGTGATATTGTCTATGACGTCCTGCTCTGTAACATAGGCATATTCGCCAGACATATACCGTCTAAAGCTCTCTAACTGGGTAACTCTAATCAAAGGCTTCATCATGCTGCATCCTCGTGCTTAACGAACTTCTTGCTCTTCTTGTCAAAGTCAATGCCCTTGACAGCAAGTTCCTTGATCATCTGGTTCATGAATGCCTTCTGATGAATCTTGTTCAATCCGTGTGCAACCTCGATGAGTGCATTTGCGTCATCTACAGTCTCCACGGCTGCAAGCTTCTTGCGAGCATCATCAACGGCTTCCTGTGCCTTAGCCTGAGCATCTGACTTATTCACGATGGCTTTCTTCACCTTCTTGATGATGTCTGCCATGCAAGTGTCAAACTCTTCTGTTCCGTAAGCTGGAATCCAAGTGTCCTGCAGGTCTGCAACATTCTTACCAACACGATTGTCCTGTGGCTCGAACTTGATGACGCGATTGCCGTTCTCCTTACAGATGTAACCTACCTGGTCCGCAATACGGATGAGCAAGTCCTTACTCTGTCCTGTGCAGTCTGGCGAATGCTTGATATAATCTCCTTCCTGCGTCTCCTTGTCGTGACAGATGAAGATGATGTCAGAGTTGTTTGAACGGAGAAGACCTACAAATTGTTTAAATGATTCTCCCATGACTCCATATCGCTTCAACGAGTTAGTTGCCAGCTTAGGATCCTGCTGAATAGCGAAAGCATTAAGGTAATCATCAAGCATAGCCTTGGCAGTATCTACAACTATGGTCTTACACTCACTGATCAATCCAGGTTTCCAAACCTGTTTTCCGTCCTCAACAACATAAGAACCGATAACCTCAGCATTATAGATGTCTTCCCAACGTGATGCAGTAACAACAATGTCTGGACGCTGAACTGCACGGTCGAAACCTCGGTCCGTATCAATAAGTAATGGACTATCGGCTGTAGTAGCCAAAGATGTCTTACCTGTACCTGGTGTACCATAAAGGACAATAATCACAGGACGTTCTGAAACAACGTCATTTTTTCTAATGATTGGCATAATTTAATATTTTAATTGTTGAACAAATTGTTTTTATTCGCATAGGTAATAAACTCAGAGAGCTTATGTATTCCTAATTTTACATACACAGATTTGACATGCTGGTGTATCGTGTTCGGAGAATTGAATAATTCTGCTGCTGCTTCCTCTTCGCTGCGTCCCTGGTAAAGCAGTTTCATTACACGTAATTCTGCGGTTGAAAGATTGGAATTGAACCTTGGCATACATACTATACCTTCATAAGGACATTCACCACGCATAGGACATTCAACCTTTTCAAAATTGAATTTCCCTTCTTTGTCGACATCGACAACATCGAAAGCCGTTGTGTCTAGTCGGCAAAAATTGCATTTGCAAAACCTGCGCATCATAAGATACTGGTAGTAGCTTTCATTAAGTGCGCTCTTGGCGTAAATCTTCTCCAACGCCTTGTATGCTTCCGGATAGCAAGCACGAATCTTTTCCAGGATGTATTTCACCAGCTCTGTATGTGTCTCATCGACCATGAAGTTCTTTCCATCTGACGTCTTACACCATAGTTCATCCTCGAACATATAGAACTCTAATCCTTCCATAAATCCTCCTCGCTAATTCCTGTTAGCTCACACAATACTTCTACATGAATATGCTGCTGTGGCTTTATACCATATAGAACCCAATTTCTAACTGTCTGCTCGGTAACCTTACAGCGTTTAGCGACTTCCGTGATAAAATCGTACCGTGGAGCACTTCTCTTAGGCAATTCCTGATAATAACCTTTTAAGGTCATTTTTTGAGATTTTTTCTCAAAAGTGTTTGATGTTTGAATATTTTCCATTATCTTTGCATTATGTTTTATATCTTTATGCAAAGATACAAATATATTTTGATATATGCAAATATATCAAAGATATTTAGTCAAAATTAACAAATTTATACAGATATGTTTAAATATAAAGAATTTAGAAGAGCCCACGGACTATTTCAGTCTAAGCTGGCAGAGATTATGGGAATATCCCAGTCTAATATTTCAAGGTATGAATCCGAGGGTATAGATCCTACTCCGATGCAATTTCAGAAACTATATGATACATTCGGTGAAGAAAATGTCAAGACTTTCGAGGTGGAGCCGTCACAATTCATTAACGCAGAGAATAATGTCAATAATGGTTCTGGTAATCAGAATAACGGCATGCAAAGTGATGCCGATTTGATTGAGATTATCAAAAAGCAGACCGAGTCGATAACAAAGCATGTAGAGAGGCAGGACGAGATTAATGCACGTCTGATGGACTTACTTGAAAAATTGGCATTGAAATGAAACTGAATATTCCTGATCGTGCCCTGGATATAAGTGACAGATTCTTCAAGGCACTTGACGTCCTTAAAGACCAAAGAAGGATAAAAGGATTGCAGACATTTACAAAAGAGTTCGGATTGAATTACGGAAACATGAATACACTAAAACATAACAGGGATAAGCGTACTTTCCGTGTTGAGTACCTTGCTTATCTCGCAGAAAAATATGGAGTATCATGTGAATGGTTATTACTTGGGACTGGTCCAATGTTCATACAAAGGTATTCCAAAACCGAAGAATCTCCGAACCCTTAA